GACACATACAGATTTCCACAATCATAAGTCTTGATATCAGAACCTCCGGGTAAACTTCCGGGACGGACAAATTTAGCGTCCGAATTTTTGTGCATCTCTCTTGGCTTCAAAGTTAAACAAATCTCTTCATATGGCATTCCATCTGCAGAGGGATCTGTGTCTTCAGCATTTTGTTTTGAACTAGGTGCTGGATCGGATGCATCATAATCAAAAGAAAGAATAATCTTACCTGTTGTACCTAAATTAGCAAACTGAGTAACTTGTGGTTTATAAATAAACTGCAAACGTTTAAACTCATACTTCTCATACAACAGTGCTTTCTTTGCTAACCATGGGAATGTAGCAGATTGACCAGGATTACATGCGTATTGATTCACAACAGAAAAACCTGTAGAATTACTAACGATGTCTCCAATGTACTCCATGTCATTCTCTTTACTAACTTTTCCACTACGAAAGTTAGTACCTTGCATATTACCGCGAGGAAATCGGTCAATACTACCACCATTATTCATTTTACCGTATCCACGATTTTGATTTCGCCTGTTCCTCATAGGTGGTTTCCTCATGCTTCTATTTTGATTTTTCTTCTTCATACTGTTCTTTTTATTATTTCTCTTATTTCTATTATTTTTTGGGAGTTTATTCTCCTTGAGCTCAATAATCTGAGACATCTTTAAACAAGGCTTCTATTCGAATTTAAGCACCTTTACAAAAGATATCTATATATAAGAATTATAACAGTAAAAAAGATCATCGTAACTAATGAACAAGTTACGGAAAGAAAGTTGAGTTTCTGGATACTCATTAGCGAGTTTGGACATTCTAGAGAGAATCTCATTATATACTTTCTCATCTGATAAAAACCCTTAACAAACCACCGAGTCTTTGCATCTCGTGTTCTGGGGATAAACAATGTTGTTTTTTCTTTCGCAGATTTAGCACGCTCATGACTTTCTTAGGGTCATGGTGGACATAAGGCTTAAATTTTATAGAACAAAAATCCATATCGTCCCAATCTACTGGCTTTCCAGCCCATTCTATCTTTGCATATTCTGAATCGTGGTTCAAATCATTATAATTAGAACTACAAGCAAAGTCATCTCCACAAATGATTACTGTATTATCTTCTAGTACAGTCTCTAAAGGATGATTATAACTACATAAAAACATATAGTAACGCCACATTATATTAATAACTATGGTCAAAAAATCACCAGAACCGAGACCTCTTGGAACAAGATACACCTCACCATTTATATTCATCATTTTATAAATTGAATTAAAACGAA